TTTTTTTTTTGGCATTGGGGTTCAAATTAATTATTTTAAAGTGACCCTCTAACCCTTCTCGCCTACGCACTGCGCTTGACTCAAACGAAAGATTATCCCCAATGGGACACTGTTACCAAAACTCGGTTACAAACCAAAATTTTGACCTGAAATATACGAGGTACTATCTAATAGTTCCCCACTGCATATCCTTATCCAACGATCGTATTCGCTGCGATAGGATAATATCGGCATGATGTCTGAACATCCGACGGACTGAAGTGCCTTTAAAATAGACATGTTCTGTTCATCGAAGTATTCTGGACCCCACATCATAGCATCTCTCAAAGAGTTTTGAATTAACTCTGTAAGGATTTCGTATTCTTCCACATTTGGTGATCTCATCCACATGAGGTATCGACCTTCAATGGTTTCTTTACTAAGTGGTGATAAAATGAAACCACTTTTGTCCTCTACAAAGCCTCTCTTCAAGAAAGATACTTTATCCAAAGTGCTGAATTCTTCGGCTTCTCGCCAGTCATTCTTGTGTTCATCAGTGTACTTAATTCCACTTTCTGAAAAGAATTTCCCGAGCGTACGAAGATTAAAGAATTCTAACGCCTCCTGTTGAACGCTATGGAGATGATCATCTCCATAGTATGCTGAGGTAGTCAACTTGTCGCAGTTATCTAATGATTTATACTCTTGTGGTGCCAAATGCAACCACGCCATATATTTATAAATATCATTATTAACTGAATTTACAACAGATGTCAAAGGGTAACCCGAAGGTAGACCTTTATCTACAACAACTACAAAATTATCCACCAGTGAAAGGTGAGTATACGCTGTAGTCATTAAGATATGTCTAATCTTTTGATTAGTCTCTGAATCGTTATAAATACGATTGATGACGTTCCCAGAGCATTCAAGATTTTCGGCTGGGTTTCCCCTATCGTAATTACCGAAATCTCCCGCTATAACAAATGGCGAGTTTGCACTGAGTTTCTGATGTAGTGACGTCCAGTCACCTCCCATCGGATTGATACCCACCTGTATCTCATGTTTTTCCCTGTTTTCTTCTATCATTTGCACAAAAGAAAAACAAAACATTCGAACTAAAATCGTGAATTCCACTGGACAAACAGTGAAACTTCTCGTCTTTGGAACGAAATTAGGATCATTCTTGAGATTGGTGGTGTGTCGTAGTTGACGACGTTCATCTTTGAGGGTTTCTCTAAACAGAATACTGGGAACTTCTCCCCTTTCCATCTGTTGTAGAGCGTACACAATTCTACCCTTCAATACGGGTGTTGGTACGTATTTGTCAGGTTTCCCTTCCTCTGTGACGACGTCGAACAACCATCGCTTATCGTGGTCTGATATACCACGACCGACATCCCAATATGCACCTTCTGCGGTGGACATATTCATGCGATCTGCGTGGGGTACTCCAGGTATCCCATTTATTGCTTCATCTACGGTAAGAACACGTAGATTTCCGTCCTCGTGACATATAGAGCCAGAGAACCGCCTGTATTTAGCTACAAGATGATCTTCAATCATCTTATAGTATTTGGTACTAAAGAAACGCACATCGTCTCCATATCCATTTACGGCAGTTACTAAGATACTCTTTCTAGAGGTGTTCCGTGGATCATTGTCATTCAAGACAGCTGAATCCACACGTGCTTCAAAACACGGGAACAACTTAGACTGTACGATTTTGGAAACCCGTGAAGCAGGTTTCGTATATTGCCTAGGTAGAGTTCCAACAGCTTGGAGTCTAGGCGATAAATCTAATATGGTATTCCGTGGAATACCATCTTCAAGTAGCTTCTCAGCATACATGCGTTCTATAACCTCCGTCAGAGATTGCATTTTGAACGCTCCATAGCGCTTGTCAAGGACAAGTATAGCTCTTTCTAATTGTTCTCTAACGAGTACCTCAGAAAACGCTACACTTCCTCCTGCAAGTCCACCAACATGCATGCCGATGACCTTTTTGGTCGATTGTTCTGTGTATCTATACAATACACCTCCACAGTCACCTTCTCTAGTTGATGCGCGATATTGATATCCACGCAGAAGGTTCTTACAACTACCGTAACTGTATACGATAGCTTTTAAGCATCGTGTAATCCTGTCAGGATTAAACATCTTCACTAATGCGCGCCCTCCAGAATTGGAGTGGCATATAAGTGAACCGCTACATGGTAAGAACTCTTGGTGATCTTGTTCTGTGGCTATATGACCTAATAGGTTTCTACCTTGCATAACGCGTGTAGAAAATCTATATACTTGAAGATCTCGTTCGCCTATGCGAATAGATCTATCGGACTCAAACTCTTGCTGGAACTCTTTTCCAGCCACCGTCACTGTAAATGGTGTACCATCTTTT